TTCGCCACTGGAACGTCTTGGACGTTATGGAGGCCTGCCCACCGTCTAGACACCTGCCGAATGAAGAAAAAGTTACCATATATCGCTCTGATGAGACGCTAGCGGCTATTTCTGAAGAAAATTACCTTTCCTTGTCTGAAAAGGAAAGAGAGCTTTACCAGAAGGATACTTGTAGTAAAGGATGCTTGACTAGGTGCAAGCTGTTTGCTGTTTGCAAGGGCCGACTGATAGATCGCCAGAAGTCAGTATCCAGATTCCTCCAGCCGATTGTAGATATCCAGAACAAGATCCTAAGGCAGCCTCTTCAGATGGTCAAGGCGGAGCTGCTTTGCCTTAAGCCATCTACCACTGGGCTAGTTTACCCTAGATTTGACCCTGAGAAGCACGTAATCACGCCAGCCCAGGCCTACAAGAGAATGATGGGGGCCGATGCCCCCGATCCAAGGATGACAAAGAGGGAGCTGATAGCTCTAGCCAAGGAGCGTGACCTTCCATTTTACGGTGGCATGGACTTTGGCTATTCTCACCTTTTCGCTTATGTTCATGGCTTTAGGGATATTTCAAGATTCTTTATAGTTAATGCAATTGCCATGCCAGAACTGGAGAAAGACCAGCAATTAGAAGTCATGGAGCCATTTAGGGTCGATAAGCCGGCGATATACGCCGATACAGAAGACCCCGGTGGCGTCCAAATCTTCCGCAATAAGGGCTTTAAGATGCCAAAGTGGAAGAAGTTTGCAGGATCGGTCCCAGGAGGCATTGCCTGCGTCCAGATGAAGCTTTGCCCATCCTTAGGAGCCGATCCGGAGCTGTTCTTCGTTCGTGAGATTGGTGAAGATCCAGGTATGGACCTTCTTGTCAAGTACACCAGGGAGCACCACTGGAAGCTTGATGCGGCTAATGAGCCTACTGACCTAATATCAGACGACAACAAGGACCTTCCTGACGCTCTAAGATATTGCATTATGAACGTCTTTCCTTTTAAGAGCAGATTTGGCGTAAGTTCATTTTCTGACAACCAACCCACAGCTACCGTACCGGCAGATGAGAATGGAATCCAGTATGGACTTAACACTTGGATGTCCCAGGAGATTGCTCGTCTGACTGGTGGGGAGTTCAGACCAAAGGAAGAAAAACGACAGATCAAGATTAGCTCTCTTGAAGGCAAGAAGCTGGTTTTTGACATCTATGCAGACAATCAGCAACCTGTGCCAGAGTCCGATTCTAAAGGGCGCTCGGGTGGCTTCCTTTGGGACCTGAGTTAGCGTGAATCTTTAAGGTAAAGCATGTCTACCCTCAGTGCGTCTATAAGGATTCTGGCCTTCGATGATCAGGATCAAACAAACAATCCAAAGTTAAGGCCAGTTGACTGGAATCGTAATACTCTAAACGGTATTCAGGTCAACAACCCTGGCAATAGTAAATATGAAATTCCAGCTTTAGCTACTCGAACCATCTTTGATGGAACGATTGCGCTAGCCTATGACGCCACCACCCAGTTTAAGGTAGCCCTTTCTACCCTAAGCCCTTCTAGATATCGGCTTTCGTGGATTGGCGGCAAGGATCCTGTCTTTAGAACCGCTAGGAGCCTTGGATTGGCTGGCGGAAGTGTTACTTTTATCGTAAAAGCCAATCAGACGGTTACCGTCACTCATAGCGCAGGATCTGTTTTTACTGGTGTCCAGGTTGGCGACGATGTCTTTATCCCAGGTGTGTCTACGGGTGACACAGCCCTATTTTCTACTCTTAACGAGGGCCGTTGGGTGGTTCTGGCAGCTTCTGGGTCCCAGCTTACTATTGTACGTGAAACTGGAACCGTCTTTGAGGGCTTTACTCAAACGGTTGCAATTACTGCTAATAGCCAGCTTTTAGTCTTTTCGTCTGATGGCGTCCAGCTTGACGACATGATTTCGTTTGTTTCTGGGTTTGCTAGCTCTTTACTTCATAATTACTCAATAGTTACGGTAACTTCCAAGTTTATTGAGTTTGAGTCTTCGGCACCATTACCAGATCAGACGGTTATCCCTGGAGTGGGCTCTGTAGCTGTTTATAACAACGCGAAGCGGTTCTATTACATTGAAACCGATCAAGAGGTAGATGTTTCTATTAATGGAAACTTTGTAGAAACCATTGTTCCTATCCTGGCTGGAGACTCGGCCTTCCCTGGGGTTAAGGCTGGCACTTCTATTCTTTACTCGCTGGCGATTGCTAACAATTCGACTCAGCAAGCTAACGTTCGAATCATTACGGCAGAATAATGAAAAAGCCTGCTAACAGACCGTTTTTTATTGGAATTACCGATGACGAACGCAAATTCAACGAAAAGACGCTTTCAAAATCAACTGTGGAGGTTCTTGGTCAGGTAGACATTGAAAAGTCTATCATCAACCTTCTAAATGGTCCAGAGGGCAGCGTTGAACGCCTGGCGTTTGATGTTGATCCTGTAAATCAACACACCTACGCGGGTGTTTATAAGCCCATTACTCGGCTGGTTCCGAACGTAGTTAAAAAGCGTATTGCGACCCAGGACTCCCTGGTAGCCAATATCGTTAGAGCTAGGCAGAATCACCTGTCATCCTTTGGTAAGCCGCGTCCAGATCGCTATAGCCTGGGCTTTATCATTGAACCGTTCCCTGGCGTTCTTGACAAGATGTCAGACGAGGATCGAGAGAAGTTCTCAAGGCAATCTGAACGTGCTATCAACCTATTAAATACCTGTGGGGAAACCGAAGGTCGTAAGTCAAGCGAAATTAAGTCTTTTGCTGACTGGATTTCGTTAACCGTAAGGGACGCTGAGGTTGTTGGGTACGTTTCCACTGAAATTGTCTATAAGACAGATCTCGCAACTAATGAAAAAATCTTTCATTACTTTGCCCATGTAGATGCTGGGACGATTTACCAGGCTACCAAGGACTCCGAAGCTGCTCAGCAAAGTCTTCGTGAGGATGCTTACAATTTACTTGCTAGAGTAATTGGCAAGGACAATTTAGTAAAAGAGAAATTCAAGAATAACGAGTATGACTGGGTCCAGGTCATTGACGGGACCCCTCGTCAGGTTTTTACCGACCAAGAGCTAAAGGTAGCTAATTTCTATCCAGTTGGCAACGTTGAACTTGATGGCTACCCCGTAACCCCTATAGACACAGTTATCAGTGCGATTACAACCCACCTTAGCATTACTACCCATAATCGGCTGTACTTCCAGTCTGGTCGTGCTACTAAGGGTATGATTATTATAAAGTCGGATGATGTTAATCCGGCCGTGGTCCACAATATCAAGCAGTCGTTTCAGGCTAACATCAACGGCTCCGACAAGGCCTGGCGGTTGCCAGTCTTTAGCGTCCCTACCGACTCTGAGTTAACCTGGCAACCCATAGACGCCACTGGCTCCAGGGATATGGAGTTCCAGTACCTAACAGATCTAAACGCTCGTGAAATTCTAACGGCGTTCATGATGTCTCCTGATGAACTTCCAGGTTGGTCTTATCTATCTCGCGGAACTAACAGCCAGGCGCTATCAGAGAGCAAGGGCGAGTTTCAGCTTGAAGCGGGTCGGGATGTGGGCCTAAGGCCCCTTCTACAGACCTTTGAGGGCTTTATTAACAAGGACATCTTTCCACTCATTGATCCCGATCTAGCCACAAAGGCTAGAGTTGTATTTGCAGGATTAGATGCTGATTCTCCTGAAAAGGAGATCGTAGGCTTGCAGCAGAAGTCCCAGGTCTATATGACCATGAACGACATTCAAAAAGTCGTTGAAAAGCCTTTAATCCCCAAGCGGTGGTGTAGTGAGTTGCCGCTTAACCCCGTTTACAAGAGTTATCTCGACCAATACTGTACCGTTGGCCAGATCATGGAATACTTCATGGGCATTGAAGGGGCCTCCAAGGACCCAAGATGGGATTATGTAAGAGATCCTTTGTATTTCCAGAATATCCAGCTACAAATGCAGTCTCAGCAGATGCAGCAGGCCCAGCAGGCTCAACAGCCGCAGCAGTCGCAGGAACCTTCTGAAGGCGAGCCACACGACCTATCTAGCGGTGTTAATCAGGCATTCCAGATGATGCAGAAGTCTGAGGCCAAGGTTCCCGTTAACAAGCGCAAGCTAATGCAGCAGCAGGAACGGGCCATGAAGTGGCTAGAGGATGGCTTTAAGGAAGACATTAACTTAGCTACCAAGGAAATCCTTGAAGAAGTTAAGAAGGTTTCACCAAGGTGAAGTATTTTTTACCTAAAACCGGCCTAAAGGCCATTGATCGAGCCGTAGAGGCCCTTTTTAATCGGCTGAAAGCTCGATTCTTGGGCCAGCGAAAGGAACCTAAGCAAATTAGGTTCGGCGTATACGATCAGCCTGTAAAAGTCAAGGACGATCTGACTATTCCTGGCATTTTTGACGAGGCTGCCAGATCCGAGAGTGTAAAGCCGAATGAACAGCTAAAGAGCGCCTTAGCAAGCTCTATTGAGCAGTATCTAGACGCTCACCAGGAGCTGGCTAAGGCCAAGATCAAGTCAACCGTACAGACATTCCTGACAGAATCTGAGATGTCCAAGAAGAAGCCGAACGTAGAAAAGATACTTGGACAGCAACTTGGGGACGTGTTTACAAAAGTTAACTCAGACGTTCAAAAAGTCGTAGACAACGAAATGAACAAAGCCAAGAATGTCAGTACGCTAGATGGAATTATTAAAAGAGGGCTAAGTCTAGGGATCGAGGATTCCACGGTAGCCTTTTTAGGGCCTCTTGACCAGTATACCTGCGATGATTGTGTTCGGCTGTTCTTCATGCCCGACAGAATAACCCCTAGGGTCTGGAAAGTATCTGAATTGAATCATGGATATGGTAAGCACAATGCTACTGTTCCATCTGTCGGTGGACAACACCCCTTTTGTCGTCACAGCCTCGTTACCATGCGCCCAGGATTTGGCTTTAAAGGTGGCAAGATTGGTTACATTGAGCCCGGTTACGACGTTTACGAAGACCAGAGGTCTTAACCTTCCTCCACTTTGGCATTGGGCATGGGTTCATTAGGATGTCAGCGGCGCTTCTCTTGGGAGCACCATCGCGGACTACGATTATTTTAGGCTCCGGGTAAGCTATTTCGGAGTCTCTCTTTTTGAAGTGCTTGTCCATTTTTGGTTTAACTGACCACAAGTACCAAGAGACAAAGCGAAAGTAGCCGGCTGTAGCAAACACTATGGCCGCAAGAGCGAGAAACCCTACTATTTCCATTAGTTACACTCTCCTTCCACCATTTTAGGAATCCACACGGAATTGTTAGTGTAACCTTTCGGTAACATAACAAACTCTCCGTAATCTTCATGCCAAAAGGCCAGGTCCTCTTTAATGTTTCCAGTGTCTACGATGTCACCTTCCTGGAAGTTGTGGGAGATTAGAACCATGCTGTCCAGAAGCGTCTTTCTGGCAATTCCAAGTGAATAAGGTTCAGACTTGCCGTCTTGCTTAGTAATTTCGTAACCTTTTTTCTTTTTATTAAACTTCCAAACGCTCAAAGTCGAACCTCCTGCCATGAACCGTCATTCATGGAATAGAATATTGAACGGACCATTCCAGACTTCCTTAGGGCCTCTAGACATATTGGGCACGGCTTAGACAGAACCACCTTTTCGGCTGGCGAAATCCTTGCTACATAAATATTGACACAAACGCCCCGCTTAAGCCGCCCTTTGGTTATTAGCCTCTTAAGGGCGGTTACTTCGGCGTGACCAGGGCGGCTTATGTCTGAACCGTGGGCTTTATTTAGATTCGGACTTTTAGTTAAGACCTTTCCTCCACATTCAAGAACGGCTCCATGCCTGTAGCGGGGGAACTCGCTTTCTTTAGCGGTTTTAATCGCTATATTTGCTATGTTCTTCCTCATTGGTTCTGTATATGCTATTTATGTGTCGGTGTCAAGCTACAATAGCCAGATACCACATGTAAAGGCTAGCTGCCGCTATTAGCGTCCAAATAATGATAATACTCATTATCGTTTCCACGCATCATAGCCGAGCAGAAGTCCCCAACTCATCCCAAGGAGAAATGATGCGCATGCACACAATCCAGCTATGGTTCCCGGTGTCATGTTTATCCAAAGATTTTGTCAATAACGGTTGTTAGATATGCTCGATCTAGGACAAAGGTGGGGTCGTCCTTGATCTTAGCCTGAAGGGATTGGATAAAGTTTAGGAAGTACAGACTGTCGACTCCTACAAGCTGATCTTCAAAAACTTCAAGATTCTTTAGGTCCAGCTCGCTAACCTGGAACGCCATCTTTACAAACTGCCCAGCGTTGATATTCCAACCTCGTTTAATGAACTTTCTGGTGCGAATTAGGCTGCATAGCGGATATCTGGACCCAACGTATTTGAGGTCTTTGTTTAGGATGGCCTCCAGAGCTTCTGGCTTGAGGACAGTTCCCGTGCTAAACGTCCAGTAGTTGGTGGCGTGAACGAAGTCATAGTTCTTGTGGATTTCCTCTGGATCTCCATAAAACCTGACAATAATTTGAACCTTACCAGAGAGTGTGATTGCATTGGTCGACAAGAAGACCGGCTTGTACTTCTCCTCTCCCTTTTCTGTCGGATTGTCATTAACCGTCTTTAGATATCCATCCACGCTGTATTCGTTCTGATCCGCAATACTGTCGCTATCTTCTGCAATTCCAGAACTCTTGACAACGATTTTAATGCGCTCGTTATTGTCTTGGACCTCGGCAGTTCTACCGTTTTTGTTCTCAAACTTTTTGCAATAATATTCAGTAATAGCTCTAAGGGAGTCTTTTGTCTTGAAGTAAACGTCAAAATCGTTGATTTCTTCATTTAAGAGCATGCTAGTAATGCAGCCACCTGTGACAATGATGTCTGACTTAATTTTCTTGGCTAGATCCTTGTCGTCAATGCTGTCAAGCCAATTTTGAATTTTTTTGCTGATGATTGCGTTAATTGTCTTCTTTTTCATCTACTTATCCTCATAGGTCTTAAGTGCAGCCTTCATAGCTTCTTCTTCCTCATCTGTCATATCGTGGTCATCCGATCCTATAATATACTCAACATAGTCAGGATCGTCCATGACAACGTCTTCCAGTAACTCCCCTCGATATTCTCCGTGAATAAAGGTGTCTAGATCTGAATTCAAAAATCCTCTCACAGTGTGCCTTTCTGAGCTAGATCAGACAAAAAGAACCTTTCCGACGGCAACAC